CTTTTGGTGGTCCTGGAGAAGGCAATGCGTCTGATTGGTTGGTTGCGTCCGAGTATTTGCAATATGGCGGCAGACTTGCCGTTGTAAGAGCAGAAACTGGCGTTCTCAATGCAACTACTGGAGCTGGTGCATTAATCAAAACAAAAGAAGATTTTGATGCTGGCGCAACATCCGAACTATTTGCAGCACGATATGCAGGTACAGAAGGTAACAACTATCGCGTTGTAGTTGTTGATCGCGGCGCAGATCAAATCATTACTAAAACTGGTCACGGTTTGTCCGTTGGCGGTACACTTAATGATGGAACTAACGATCACGAAGTTCTAGCAGTTATTGACGCTAACAACGTTGCTGTTTATAACACTGATGGTGTAAAGGCAGTTGTTGCTGGTGCCATCACTGCAGTTAAACCATGGTACTCAAATACAAATATTGCTGGTACTGGTTTAAATCTCTCTGCAATTGGTCCTCGTCCTGGAACTTCTGCATATGCTTCAGAAAACTACCTGAGCTATGACGAAGTACACGTCGCAATCATTGACGAAAGAACAAACGCAGTTGTTGAAAGATTCCTTTATGCATCTAAGTTAAGTGATGCAAAAACTCCAGAGGGTGCTTCCAATTTCTATAGAGACATCATCAACTTAGAGTCTGAGTTCGTCTACAGTGGTGCAACTCAAACTACTAGTTTACAGACAGGTGGTAATGCATGGGGCGCAGCTGCTGCTTCCTACGGTGCAACCTCTGCTGCTCCCGAAAAAATGAAACTGATTCTTCAGGCACCTACACCTGGAGCAACTTTTGATGGAGAACTACTTTCGGGTGGTACTGATGACTATGCATATACTGCTGGTGAAATCACCAATGCATATAATCTCTTCAATGACACCGAAGCATCGGAAATTGACTTCGTAATCATGGGTGGTTCCATGGCATCAGAAGCAGATAGTAAAACAAAGGCAGGAGTTGTAATTGGAGTTGCAACTGCAAGAACTGACTGTATCGCATTTGTTTCACCACACGTAGGCAACCAAGTTGCATCTTCTGGTGGTTCTCTATCTTCTACTGCACAAAGAGATAACACTATCGCATTCTTTGATAGTCTTACTTCCACTTCATATGCGGTATTTGATAGTGGTATCAAGTATACATACGATCGTTTCAGCGATAAGTACCGCTACATCGGTTGTAATGGCGATATCGCTGGTCTCTGTGTAAGAACATCTGCTGCTGTAGATGATTGGATTTCTCCTGCTGGTCTAAACCGTGGCGGTCTCCGCAACGTTGTAAAACTAGCATACAATCCAAATAAAGCAGACAGAGACGAACTTTACCAGTCAAGAGTAAACCCCATTGTTTCCTTCCCTGGTTCTGGTCCTGTACTATTCGGTGACAAGACCGCACTTGCATCTCCTTCCGCATTTGATCGCATCAATGTTCGTCGTCTCTTCCTCAATATTGAGAAGAGAGCTTCGGATCTTGGAAAGCAAGTTCTATTTGAACAGAACGATTCTATCACAAGAGGTAGTTTCAACTCTGCTATTACTTCATACCTCTCTGAGGTACAAGCACGTAGAGGTCTAACTGATTACCTAGTTGTTTGTGACGAGTCTAATAACACTCCTGCTGTTATTGACAGAAACGAGTTTGTTGCTGAACTCTACCTCAAGCCATCTCGTTCAATTAACTATGTAACCGTTACCGTAACGGCAACGAGAACTGGTGTTGAGTTCTCTGAAGTAGTTGGTAGATAATTTATTAATACTTAATAGGACAAAAATTACGAGGTAAAAACAAATGGCACTAGCAAGTAACGTTAATGACTTCCTCCAGAAGGTTGGTCAAGGCGTAAAGCCAAATATGTTTGAGGTTAGGATTCCATTTCCTACCACTCTTTCATCAGGCGGCTCAGATGATGAGTTAATTACTCTTCTCTGCAAATCAACAAATCTTCCTGGATCTTCTCTAGGAAGTATTGATGTTCCCTTCCGTGGCAGAACCGTTAAAATTGTTGGAGATCGCACCTTCGACAACTGGTCTGCTACGTTCTTCAACGATAAAGAAATGAAGATCCGCTCAAGATTTGAGCAGTGGATGGAGAACATGAATACCCACGAGGCAAACACCGCTCCTCTATTCACTCCTGGTTCAACTGCAAAGTACATGAGCGACATTGAAGTTGACCAGTTGGAGAAAGACGGAACAACTACTGGAACTGCACTCAGATCATATAAACTCTGGCACGCATTCCCAATCAGCATCTCTCAAATTGATCTTGCTTATGATAGCAACGATCAGATTGAAGAATTCACTGTTGAATTCCAGATGTCTTATTGGACAGTAGAAAATGGCGGCGCATCTGGCATTTCCGTGGCATGATAAATAGTTGAACGCTCAACTATACTTTTAAATCATGAGTCAGTTATTTGGCTTCCAGATTAACAGAAAGGAGGGACAGAGGGGACAATCCCCTGTCCCTCCTTCTGCTGAAGATCCAGTAGCGGTTGCCGCTGGTGGATATTATGGAACTTATGTAGATACAGACAATCAAGCTCGTAATGAGTTTGAGATGATCCGTCGTTATCGTGACATGGCGATTCACCCTGAGGTGGATAGTGCAGTTGACGAAGTAGTTAACGAATTTGTCGTTAGCGATGCGTATGATTCTCCTGTAGAAATTAATTTAGATAATCTAGAATTAGGTGTAAGTGTAAAAAATAAAGTTCGTAAAGAATTTGATTACATTAAACGTCTTTTAAATTTTGACAATCGCGCACATGAGATTGTTAGAACTTGGTATATTGATGGAAGATTATTTTATCATAAGGTTATCGATCTAGATAATCCCAAGAAAGGTATTACGGAACTTCGTTATATTGATCCCATGAAGATCAAGAAGGTCCGTCAAAAAATTGACAACACACCGAAAGACGCTCTAGCGAAAGCAGCAATTAAAGGCACGGCGCTTGAGTACGAATACGGAACGTTTGTTGATTATTTTTTATATAATCCTAAAGGTTTTTACAAGGGTGGTGTTCTAGGACCAATTGGTGATATGTCACTTTCACAAGGAGTGAAGATGGCAACTGATTCAATTACTTTTGTACCTTCAGGATTACAAGATTTAAACAAAAGAATGACTCTTGGTTTCCTACACAAGGCAATCAAGGCTCTCAATCAGTTAAGAATGATTGAGGATTCACTTGTTATTTACAGATTATCACGCGCACCAGAACGTAGAATTTTCTACATCGATGTAGGCAATCTACCCAAGGTAAAAGCAGAACAATACTTGCGTGATGTTATGTCTCGCTATCGCAACAAGCTTGTGTATGATGCACAAACTGGCGAAATGCGTGACGACAAAAAGCACATGAGTATGCTTGAGGATTTCTGGTTACCTCGTAGAGAGGGTGGACGTGGTACTGAAATTACTACACTGCCTGGAGGACAGAACCTTGGAGAACTTAAGGACGTTGAGTACTTTAAAAAGAAACTTTATAACTCTCTCAATCTTCCTCCTTCCCGTCTCACAGACGACAATAAAGGATTCAATCTTGGTAAAACCACTGAAGTCCTCCGTGACGAACTTAAGTTCACGAAGTTCATTGGTCGTCTCCGTAAGAGATTTGGAGAATTGTTCCATGACATGCTCAAGACTCAACTCATTCTTAAAGGAGTAATCACTCCTGAAGATTGGGAAGATATGAAGGAGCACATTCAATATGATTTCTTATTTGATAATCACTTCAATGAATTAAAAGAAATTGAAATGATGACTCAAAGAGTTAATATCGTTACTCAAATGGATCCATTTGTAGGTAAGTATTTCTCTATTGAATATGTTCGCCGTCATGTTCTTGGTCAAAAAGAAGCTGATTACAAGGAACTTGATAAGCAAATAAACAAAGAAATTGAGCAGGGTCTAATAATGGATCCAAAAGACGTTAATTCTATGGAACAAATGTCACAACAGAACTCTGCTTTTTCTCCAGAAATTGGAGAAATTCAAGCACAAGATTCTGCAGAAAGAGAATCAGATTCTGCTGATGCAAATTTAGAAAGAGAACTTAAAAAAATGGGTTCCGCGTCTCAACAATCAGGATCTAATAAATAATCGTATATTGAATATTAAATAATGACATCTGAAGTAAATCCATATCAAGGAGAAATTGAAATCATTGGAAAAATTTCTAATGATGATCGTTCTTCTGCTATTGACGCAATTCAAGATCTTTTGTATGCAAAAGCATCTGATGCTATGACAGACTACAAACAGATTGTAGCGAAAACATTTTTTGATGAACCAACAGAAACCGAAACCGATGAAACTGATAACGGAACAGATTGAAGACGTTAAAGTCCTCACCGAAGAAAGAGACGGAAAGAAACTTCTTTACATCGAAGGAGTTTTTCTTCAGTCTGAATTGACAAACCGTAATGGTCGTAGATATCCCTTTGAAGTTCTTGACCGTGAGGTTCAGAGATACAATGAGGAATATGTAAAAACCAAACGTGCGTTAGGTGAACTCGGTCACCCTGATGGTCCCACTATTAATCTTGACAGAGTATCTCACAGAATTGTAGAACTCCGCGCCGAAGGAAATAACTTCATGGGCAAGGCACAAATCCTTGACACCCCCATGGGAAAGATCGCCAAGTCTCTACTTGGAGAAGGTGTGCAACTAGGTGTTTCCTCTCGTGGTATGGGAAGCATTGATAAACGTGAAGATTGTAATATGGTTCGTGATGATTTTATGCTTACCACCGCTGCTGATATTGTAGCAGATCCTTCCGCACCTGATGCTTTTGTTAACGGTATTATGGAAGGCAAAGAGTGGATTTGGGATAACGGAATCCTTAAAGAAGCAAAAGCTACTAAATACCAGAAGTACATGAGTGAGGCAACTCGCCATAGTCTGGAAGAAAGAACCCTCAAAGTTTTTGAGGACTTCCTTTCAAATCTTTGAATTTAATAAATAAATTTAGAATAATCCCCTATAGAAGTTACGAGGAAAATCTCAAATGTCAGACATGTTAAACGAAAAGTTTGAGGAGCTTGTAAGCGAGCAGAACATTATTCTAGAGACTGGCGATCCTATGCCCACCGTCTCTGCTAGTGTAATCCCTGCTCCAGGCAAGGAACCAAGTGCGGTTTCAGATGCTCAAACTGCTTCGGCTGCTGGTGGTAAGGACCCAGCGCCTTCAGTTCCACCTACAGTTGCTCCAGGTCAATCAGCACCTGCCGATCTCGGCGGTACTGCTTCTGGTCCTCTTCATCCCGCAGATGATGATGGCGAAGAAAATCCTGGTGCTAAAGCAGCAGCACCCGTCTCTCAAGACGGTAGCGTAACTTCTACATCAGGCAAGCCTGGTAAAGATGCTGCTCCGTCAGTTGGTGCCGAAGTCGCATACGGAACCAAAATGGGTGGCAATGTCACCTATCCTATCAAGCCTTCCTTTGAAGATCTTGACATGTCTGACGACGTAAACGCTCTATTAGAGGGCACAGAACTCACCGAAGAGTTTACCGAAAAAGCAAAAACTATTTTCGAGGCTGCTGTTAAAGCAAAACTTTCGGAAGAGTATGACAGACTTGTAGAACACTTTGCTACTGAACTCGACAAACAGATCGAAGAAGCAAAAACCGAAATGGCTGAAGAAGTCAACGGCACTGTGAACTACGCCATTGGTCAATGGGTGGAAGAAAACCAAGTAGCCATCGACCGTGGAATCAAAAATGAGATCACTGAAGACTTCATTGCAGGTCTCAAAGGTCTCTTTGAAGAGCACTATATCGCAATCCCCGACGAGAAAGTCGATGTGGTTGAAGGTATGGCTGAATCAATTCGTGAAATGGAAACACGCCTTGACGAACAGGTCAAAGCAAACGTGAAATTACAATCCCGTCTCAATGAGACTGCAAAAACAAATGTTCTGAACATTGTTTCAGAAGGACTTGCAGATACTCAAAAAGACAAACTCGCAGCACTTGCTGAAGGTCTAGAGTTTGTTTCCGAAGAATCATTCTCCGCGAAGGTAAAAACCATCAAAGAGGCATATTTCAAGGAAGCAACTGTAACTCAAAGTGAAGTTGCTGATGAAACTCCAGTCGAAGGAGCAGGCGAAGAGGTAACACCAGCAATGGCACAATACCTCAATGCTCTCAATCGCTGGTCTAACTAATATAACTATCCAATTTTTCAAACAAGAGCAAACAAATGTTTAATTCACAAGCTCTAACCGAAAAGTGGTCACCTGTTCTAGGTCATGAGGGCGCTGGCTCCATCAAAGACAATTATAGAAAGGCTGTAACCGCTGTTCTGTTAGAAAACACCGAAAGGACCATGCGCGAAGAGCGTGGCATGATCAACGAAGCATCCAACGGTGTTGGTGCTATCGGTGGTAACGCACTATCTGGTAGTGGACTTACCACGCAAACTGGTGGACTTGCAGGTTTCGATCCTGTAATGATCTCCCTTATCCGTCGTGCAATGCCTAACTTGGTTGCATACGACATCTGTGGCGTTCAACCCATGAGCGGTCCTACTGGACTTATCTTCGCAATGAAGGCTCATTACCAAGAAAATGGCGCTGCACTACGCGCTGGTTCAGAAGCGTTCTACAACGAGCCTGACACCAACTTCTCTGGTAACACCCAGGGTCCTGCTGCATACAACGATCCCGTATCTCCTCTTGGCGACGGCGGCACGACTGATGCTAACCCAGGTCTCCTTAACGATGCTACTGGTGGTGGTATCACCGCTGGTAACTACGAGCGTGCTGCAGGCAACATTGCACGCGAAGATGCAGAAGTTCTTGGATCGGGTGCAACCCTATTCAACGAAATGAGCTTCAGCATCGAGAAGACTGCTGTTACCGCGAAGACCAGAGCACTCAAGGCAGAATACACCTTGGAACTGGCACAAGACCTCAAGGCGATCCATGGTCTAGATGCAGAGCAAGAGCTCGCTAACATCTTGTCTAGCGAAGTCCTTGCTGAAATCAACCGTGAAGTCGTTCGTACCGTCTACACCGTTGCAAAGAGCGGCGCTCAAAACAACGTTGCTAACCAGGGCGTATTTGACCTCGACGTTGACAGCAACGGTCGTTGGTCGGTTGAGAAGTTCAAAGGACTCATGTTCCAAATCGAGCGCGATGCCAACGCAATCGCACAAGAGACTCGTAGAGGAAAGGGCAACTTCATGATCTGTTCTGCAGACGTTGCAAGTGCTCTAGCAATGAGTGGCACCCTTGACTATTCTTCAGGTCTAACTGGCGCTGGTGGTCCTTCCATCGGTGAAGTTGATGACACTGGTAACCTTCTAGTCGGCACCATGAACGGTCGCATTAAGGTCTATGTTGATCCTTACTCTGCTAAC